GGCACGTTTAGATAGGTTAGATAGTAGATAGGATAGTTATTTGCAGTGACCTGCAAACTACTGGATGGAACAAAGCGCATAGATGAATTGGAATATGCGCGACTATGCGCCATGCATCCGATCATCTATGATATAACGATATGTTTATATGATTATCTAAGATCAATAGCCCCCATGTAGCCCCCTTGGATCTTCTTTTGGGGCCGGGGTGGCGGTCACCTTCAGATAGCACGGGCGGACCTACTGATTAAATATCAGCGGCAGGGGGTGGCCCCTTGATTCACAGCGACCGTGCCCCCACCCCACGGGGGGAAATCCAGGAATTCTCACATATACGAGTAGGGCTTAGATATGCGTATCATTTTGCCGCAGTTCCACTTTAAGTTTCCACCGCAGTCTACCATTGGCGTCCCTCTTGCCCCACTTACGGAGATGTTTAGCGTATTCTTTGGTGCACTTAAGTCCAGCTACAGGTCTAGCCATGAGTTATCTCCTTTGTATGGCCCTAGGATGCCCTCAGATGCATCCAGTTTCGCATATAGACACTAACACCCATGGACATACCCTAGAACCTGATGGCTCTGTACGGGCTTCTAAGGGGATTTAGCTTATGGTGGGAGGTATAAGGGGGTTATCTATGATGTACATTACCCAATGAACACCTAAGTCACACAGTAACTACACCTAGGTAACCCCTCAGAAACCTAGGTGCAGTATAAGTAATCACCTACTGTAGAACCTACGGTATAACCACGTGTATAACTGAGGGTATTACCTACTGTATATATCTATGGGTTTACACAGGGGGTCCTAGAGGTGGCATTAATTACCGCCTCTTTCGCTTTTTACTGTAAGAATCTCTTCCAACTGCATGTTTTATAAACCTTTTTAGCTCTTCCTTGAGGTCCTTATCCTTACGTGATTTCTTAGCCTTCTCATGGTCACGTGACATGTGATCCACCCAGTAGGCTACAGCAATGGACAAGGCATCAAGGCGGTCATCATGCGCCAGTGAGCCTCTCTCCTTGGTTAGGCGGGTAAGTTGGTAGAACAATGAGTATTGTTTGTTCTTCTCACTCGCCATGGAGAACTTAAGGTCAGCCTCAATGACACCCCGGTCCACGATAAGTCGATGTGAGTTCAACACAGGTTCGATTGTGTCGATGATTCGCATCTCTTTCTGTTTAGAGTGTCTCACTTCCTCGACCATGCATGGGTACACCTGACCCAACACTGGTTTCAGTAGCTGTGCGAACATACCACCACCGAAGTTCTCCTCGACCACGATATGTTTGACGCTATGTCTCATGGCAAGTTCAGCAATAGGCTTGAGCACGGTGTCCTCTTCGTAGCCACCCATGAAGCCACCAGATGCCACTAGGTAAAGTCTACCTGCGAGGATCTTTACGACTGCATAGGCGGTCTCATCCTTACCCCTACCAGAGGGGTCCACGGCCATCACACATCCTGTGTAGTCAGACCATTCGATGTGAGCCTGTGCTGGTCCCATAGGTGCATACCAGTAGTCACCAGCGAGGCCTATGGCTTCTAGGTTCTCCAGTAATGCTTCCTGAGACTTACCGTAGATGAGATTCTCTGGTCCCTTCGTGGGGTCACCTAGGGATGACACAATGAAGTCAGAGAGTTTCAATGGATATCGATCAACATCAGCTAGGGATGTGTCGAGCATGAACTGTAGGGCAAACCCGGACTTACCATAGGATGCCAGACGTTCAGATAGGTCCACATCATCAAACCGTTGTGGATCTGTGGAGCGACCTACGTTGGCCTCAGTGATCCTGGTTGCAATATACGGTGACAAGTATGGACCGTAGCCAACCACCTGTAACTCTGATGGGTACTGGGCTGGCCAGATGCGTAACTCGTAGCCACGCTTGGTCAACTCGTTGTAGAGCGACATCTCAGTCTGTGGTGTACCAAGGTAGATGATACGCGCACGGGGGAGGGGTTTAAGTACGGCGTCGAATTCCTTCACCAGCGTAGCGAGCTTGTCCCGCATGGTCTGGGTCATGGAGTTGTTCGTAACCTCAATGTCATCAGCGATGATCAGGTCCGCACGTGAGCCTGTAAGCTGACCGTTGATGCCCACAGACTTCACTGAGGGAGATTGGTCAACGACGGCAGGGCCTACGTCGAAGGCAATGACCGATTCACGTTGGCCTTTAGAGGGATCAGGTTGAAGGTGTCGTAGAAGAGGGATCTCAACGAAGAGCCTCTTAACGAAGTGAGAGAATGCGGTTGCACGATCAGCACCAGCCGACACCACCATGATCTTCAACTGAGGGTCACGGTATAGGTGCCACACAACGAAGGCTCCAGTGATGAAGGATTTACCTACACCCCGGAATGCTTCGATGATGGAACGCTTCGGTCCCTCTTGGAGATACTTGGCGATGTCGTACTGAACTGGTGTTGGGACAGGCAACCCAATCTCGTTCCAGATGAGCTTCAGGAAGTGTCTGAAGTCTTCTGCGAATGGGTCAATGCGAGCCAGCTTCTTCCGCGCCATCTTGACCTTGTGCGGGTCTTTCTCATTGTTCGTGATGGCAATAAGTTTGGCACGGAGAAGATGCTCTTGATCTTCAGTAGATGTCATTGGAATGCGACTATATTGTCCTCTTCATCCTCATCGAAGTCCTCAAGTTTCATTGAGTCTCTCAACTTGGATAGTTCATTGTTGCCCGTAGCTAGGGCTTCGATTCCATTGTCTTTAAGTAACTGACGGGCGACACCTAGGTCAGCCGCTGTGGCCTCACCAGATGCAATCCGTGCTTTGAGTGTCTTGATGGTAGCTGTGAACAGCCCCTCAAGTTCTTTACGGTTGTCGTCCATGTTACTTCCTGATGTTGCTGAACAAGTCGGACAGCTTACGGATGCCAAAGGAAGCCGCCACGATGGCACCAAGAACCCACCAGTACTCTTGGGGGATCGTGGTGTTCACAATGGCGAAGGCTTCCTTGACTCGCTCTGCAAGCCACGGGATGTCGAATAGGGCTGATACCCAAAGGAGAATGAAGGGGGTGGTGAAGATTATGGTAAGGTACTCGTCCTTCCAAGAGGTCAGTGACCCCTCTGCCATAATCTCCTCCCACTTCCCGGTCTGTTCCACAGTGGCAATCTTTGCCTTGTGTACAGCCTGAGACTTCTCGCGCTTCTGAGCAAACCACTCAGTCGCTAAGGATACCGCACCAGTAACTAATGTGGTGAGGATCATATAAATTCTTTCTTATCGAATAGGGAAGTGTGGGACCACAGAGGTCCAGATGTAAGCTATAAGAGCCACTACGAGAGCCCCAAGGAAACCTAAGGCCTTCTTGATGTTGGCGTGTTGTTTGTCGTCCTGGGCCTTACGGTATGCTTTGGTGTCCTCAGAATCGAGTTGTAGGCGAGCATCGATCTTCGCCATAGCATTCAGGATGTCGTTGTTACGTTGCTTCTGGTAACTGATGTTGTCGTCAAGCTTCTGCTCGGTGACAGCCCTACCAACCCTAAGGTCTTCAATGGCTTGCCAAAGGCGCAGTTCAGTCTCATGGAGGGTCTTAGGTAAGTTAGGGGGTATTACGTCCATTAGGTTTCCTTAGGGAGGACCGTTAAGCCCTCCCCTTTAGTTAAGGCGAAGGTCGTTGGGTTCGCTTGGCTTTACGAGCAGTCATGGTGTCAGCCACCGCTTGCGGGACCGGGCCACCAAAGGAAACCACGGCGTCGTAAATGTCCTCAATCATGCGCTCAGTCACTTGAGCGTCGAGGGATTTCATTTCCTGTTCCCACTGTTCCAACGGCGTCGGAACGTAGGGTTGGAATTTGACCACCGCGCCATTCTCGTAGGTGTCCTGAGTGGTCGTGTCAGTTGGTACATCGACCCACCACATGTCAGGCGCTACCGGAAACTCTTGACCGAGTTCAACGATTTCGCAGATGCGGGTGCCTTGGATAAGAGCGAGTTTCATTATGCGTACTCCTCAACGATTACGATGCCAGCCGCACCAGCGTAGCCGACAGAGTTACCACCGCCGCCCCAGCCGCCGTCACCACCGCCGCCGGGGTTTAGGCCCGCGTTATATCGTGCAGATGTAAATGATATGTTTTTGTCGCCGTTCTTAGGGCATAGGAGCGAGCCGCCGCCGCCTGACGAACCCGGTCGCTGCGAGGTATAGCCATCTGAACCGTCGCCGCCTGTAAAATTAATATCTCCGCTAGAGCCATCACCGCCGCTGCCCCCTGATTGACCGTTTGTGCTAGAGCCAATACCGCCTGAACCGCCAGTTGCAGAACAGAACGATCCAAACGATGAAGTTCCGCCAGAACCGCCGTTATTGCCGCCGCCAGATGCAGCAGCGGCCCCACCTGCGCCAATAGTGATTGTTTCAGATGAGATTGCGCTAACGTCGATGTATTTAATTGCAGAGCCGCCACCGCCACCGCCGCCGCCGCCTTGGTTTGTTGCAGCACCACCACCGCCGCCACCGCCACCAACAACAGTGACTTTGACGAAGTTAATGCCAGCAGGTTTTGTCCAAGTGCCGGAAGCGGTCAAGATTTGAGCGGATTGAAGACCGCCACCCGCGCCGGAAACGCCAGTAACATCAGCAATCATGTCTGCGGATACTTGTTGTGTCATAGCTTTGCCCTCTCAATGGCGATGTCGTCTTCGATGCCTTGAATAAAAGCAATGGCTTCTGCGTTACCAAGCATGGCTTCGCGTAAGCGGCGAGGTGTGATCTGCGCCTCAAGTCTGATGATCTCTGCGAGGGCGTTTCTAGAAACCTCTCCCGCCGCATATAGAGATTGCGCCTCAATCCAAGCTGCCTCTTCTGCGCCTGTCATCTGTACCGCCTGTGATGGGCTTCCGATGGCACTCTCTGTTCTGTATAAAGGCATTCTTAACTCTCCTTGAGGCTAATTACTGAAATTGCGGCGCCTGTCTGATTAGCAAAGTTGTAGCCGCCTTCCCAAAAAAACTGTATTCGGTCAAAAGTGCCGCTGTTGTTCCAAGTCCCGCCACCATTACACACCGTTCCCGGCTCTGAAGCCGCAGAGTCAAAAGTTGTGCGCCATTGAACGTGGATATTGGCTCCTGTGATGTTTGGCGCGTTCATTATTTCAAAGAATCCAGAAACGCCATCATATCCGGCGGTCGCAATGGTCTCCACGCGGGTATCATTAACGCCGCCATTCCAGTTTGTAGTTGGGAACTCAGCACCGTTTCTGGCTTGCGTTCCTGTAAGTACATTTCCGGGATGATGCCCCCAAGTGACCCAATCATAATTACCTCCGCTATCAACGCCGCCGCTAGTGCCAAGCCTTACATACAACCTAGCATCAGTGGCTGGGGCGAGACCCTCAAAGAAGATTTGAAATCTGCTATAACTTGCGCTGTCTAACCCTGTAATTGTATGGCTGGCACCGGAGATTGCTGTATCGCGCTGGACTAAATCCCACGCACCACCCCCAGCGGCTTGGAAAGTTGGAGCGACACCAGCGCCACCAGTCGTAAGTACCTGACCAGCCGTGCCAGTAGCAACAGCAGCCGGATTACCGGAAGCGTCATAGGTGATAAGGTTGCCAGCGGTGCCAGCGGCCATCTTGGCGAGAGTAACGGCGTCGTCGTCTAGCTTGGCGGTAGTAACCGTTGCGTCGCCGGGGGTGCCGACAACGTATGCCTT